CAGGCACTGGTGGAGCACTCACTGGTATTAAGAGTGGTGAAGCAAACGCAGTTAAGACTGAAAGGGTAGCAATTGTTGATAGTAGCATTAATTTTAATAGAATTCGGCATCCGTATAGAAGAGGGGTTTACCTTCCTCTCGGAGGCATCTTCCACGGCTCTAGGGGTGTCACTCAAAATCTCATAATTAAAAAAGCAATCTTATTAAGGACTGCTTAAGCATTATATAAGGTTATTTAGGTTTTGTCAAATATAATCTTTTTTGTAATATCTTCCTAAAATATTACCATTATAATATTTTGATGTTCCATCCTCAAGTGCTTCAATCAAAACGTTATTTAAAAATAACTGTTTGGTTTCTTCATAATTAGTTTTTCCTAATGTTTTATGAAGACTCAATATCTTTCTTTCAAACTTATCTTTTCCAAATATCTTTATATCTTCTTTAAGTTCTGGACAGCTGCCATAATAGTTTTTCCAGTCGCTTTCTTTCTTGCTTCTTCTTTTTTTCCCTTTTTCTTTTCTAAAACTCCAAAAATACTTTCTACCAATATAACACCGAGTATTACAAGTGTTTCGTATGTGATATACAAACCCATACCAATCTTGGATATCATTTGTCTCAAAGGGTTCTTCATTATATAACCAAGGATTATTATATGTCGCCAAGAGGTCCTTTAAGTAATCTTAATGTATTTAGAACCTAAGATATTTTCTCAAAACCCACAGAGTTATTATAGTCATAAAAAAGCACCTAGTCAATAGGTGCTTATACTTATTTGTTTTTACAAATCAATCTTCACTTAGGATTTGTTTAATCCAAGATGGGCTCATATTTTCAATAATCACATCTGCACCTTCTTTTGTATCTGCGAAACCATATTCAAGTAAGTGTGATATAATAGTATCATAGAGATGAACTTCTTCTCTATTGAGTTCCTTTTTCTCTCTGGGAGTTAGAATTCCTGCTGCCATAGCAGAACTTCTTGCTAACTGTAGGTCTCTATCAGAACCTTGCATATTAGCAGCATAACCTCTTAGTCCAGCACGAGGTTTGTCTCTTACTGAACTCCTTCTTGCTATTGCAAGATCTTCTAATGTTTTGCTTTTTGCTCTTTGTCTTGCTGCTCTATCTGCATCACTCTCGCCACGTATGTTTGCAACATAAGGACGGTCTGCTCCCCTCTCTGCTGCAGCAATAGTCTTATCTACACTCCCAGAACGTTGGTATGCATTAGAACGTTTTGCAAGTTTCTTACGGGTTTCTATTTCACCTTCCTTGCCAAGTTCTTTTCTCATTCTGGTTGCTTCGCCAATATTATAATCTTTATTCTTTACTTTTTTAATTGCTTCTTCACGGGACATACCAGAAGCAACCATTCGAGCAATCATATTATCAGCAAAGTCATTATCACCATCTTCGTCTTTATCTCTGGATGTTTCATATTCTTTCTTCTCATAAACACTAGAATATGCATCTGCAATATTCTTTAGAGTTTTTGCAGAAGGCCATTGGTAAGAGAACAATTGAGTTTTTGGTACTGGTGGTTTTGTTGGAGTTTCTGGACCATCCCAAAGGGGTTCATCTCTTAATTTAGGTCCTCCTGTTGGCACTGGTGGTTTTGTTGGAGTTTCTGGACCATCCCAAAGGGGTTCATCTCTTAATTTAGGTCCTCCTTTTGGTGCTACTGGTTTTGATGCATTTACACCTGCTTTGATTGCTGCTTCTTCGGCACCCTTGGTATTACCTGATGCCTTTGCTGCTGCTCTTGCATCCTGCGCAGCTCTTAGTTCATCACCAGTTGCTGCTCTTCTTTGGAAAGTTGTTCCACCTGCTGTGGTTCCTGTAGGAATTGCTGGCTTCGCTGCTGCTGGTTTGGCTGGAACAACTTTTGGATTTGCAAGAGGTTTAATATTACTACCAGCACCGGCACGTGCTGGTGTTGTTGCTGGTGTTGTTGCTGGTGTTGTTGCTGCTGCTTTTTGTGCTGCTGCTTCTGCTTTTGCTTTTAGTGCTGCTGCTGCTGCTTCTGCTGCTGCTTCTGCTTTTGCTTTTAGTGCTGCCCTTCCGCGATTAACTACATCTGCAGCGGTATATGCGTCACCAACAGATGCGTTACCACCACCAGCAGTAAAATCTGCATACTGTTTTTTTCCTAGATCTTTTGGAGTATAAGTATACTTTGAAGAAGGAATTGGTGGTCTTCGAGCATCCTTTAATGCATCATATCTTTCTAAATCGACAGGATCGGCATTGGCGGGTCTCCAAGTACTTCGTTTTCCAGGTTCCATCGCACCCATAGTTTTTTCCCCATTACGTGTAAGAGGTGCTAAAATTTTTGGGACGTACCCTCTTTCTTTAGTACCAAATAATGTAGTTCCTTTATCAGGATTATATCCTTTAGATGGTTTTTTTAGTATTTTTTGCAATTCCGTAGATTTTGGGATTTCTTTTACGGGTTGTGGGGCACGTCCCTGTTTCATCTTACGGTTAATATCATCCTTTTCTGCTTGAGACACGAATGGTCCAAAACCTTCACTCAATACTTCCGGTCCTTTCCCACCAGTCACCAAACCTAAGTAGATATTTCTAAGCTCATCTAAATTTTCTTGCTTCATTTTACTAAAAAAAACTACTTTTTCTATTATTTATCTTATATTTTCTTTCCAATATTCCCAGAAGGTGAAACCTTAGCATATACCATTCTTTTTCCAAATTCATTTGCTGTAGAGATTGGTGCTAAATCTTTTGATGTTCTTAAACTCAAATCCATCTTAACTTCTTTATTAGTATCTCCTGCTCTTCCAAAATTACCAGTATCTTGAACAGAAGTTTTAGCAACCTTTGTTGCTGTTCCCATAGGTTTTGCAGTAAGGTCCAATTTAGTACCAAAAGGTGTAGAGGGAGTACCTTTCCATACTCCTTTTGGTACTTCATTCTCCTTATACTTATAAGGAACAGCAACTAATCTTTGATTATCATCAAATTTATGCCCACTAGCAGTTTCTGGTCCTGGCGTATCTGCTTTACTATAAGAACTTACTTTTATTGGTTTCCATCCATATCTTTGTTGCTCCTTATCACTATGTGCTCTTTGGATGAATTGGTTAGTATCTTTATTCAAAACACCTGATTGATAATTCTTATAAGACAAAACTTGATTGGGAGGTTTCGATTCTTCATTTACTTTGCCTTCATCAATAAATTCTTTCCAGTATTCATAATAACTCATATCTGCTTCTTCTTTTTTTATTTTTGATTTATTTTTCTTTGAGTTAGTAGTAAAATCAAAAAATGGATATGGTCTATTTGGTGGATATTTTTTAATCGAACGGTTATTATTGGGTTCATCTGCAGGTGCTGCTACCGCAGTAATTGCTTCTGTGAAATATTCTGCAAGTTCATTCCAAGTATAATTAGACAAATCATAACCTTCAGTCAAAAGTCCATCTACCCACATCTCAAAATCTGCATTTATTGGTTTCTGTTGCGTCTCCGTTGCTCTAAACGACCGTGCTCGCACTTCACCTGACTTCCCTCTTGGTTTTACCATGTGAGTTTTGACTTCAACTCCTGGTGTGTTTTGAACTGCCTTATGTACCTTTGCAGCATCATCATACATATGGATTTTCTTATATCCGTGTTTTTGTGCTAAACCTTGAAGTGTATCTTTCTTCTTTACTCCAACATCACTACCTTCAAGATTACCTGTACGATGAACGTGAGTATGTCCTTTACCGTTTTCTCCTGGATTGATATTAATACCATACTTAGAAAGATGTTTTGCAAATGCAGGTTGATCATCCATATCACTACGAGCCGTTACGATATGAGTATCATATCCTCGTGCTTTTTGTCTATTCAAATGCTTAATCATTTTTTTCAAAGGTTTTGCTGACTTTCCAAAAACCTTTGAACTTCTAAACTCACTAAAATCATAAGAATGTCCCTTATCTTTATCGAGTTTATAAGTATTAAACTCTTGGTTGCTTAAACTTTGAACTCTTTTCCCAGATGCGTCATTTACGTGAACATTCACCTTTGAATTGTCGTGACCAAACAAAGTTTCATCCATATCATATGCGTGTGCAGTTGTTTTTGGTCTAGTGCCTCTTGCTTTCTCTTCCAAATATTCTTCAAATATCATACCAATAAAACCTTCACTTAATCCAATAATCATATCGTTTGCAGTTTCGGCATCTTCGGCAAATCCATATTCTATAAGTGCTTCTATTACACACTCATAACTATTTTCTATTTCTTCATTTCCTCCCCAATATGATGACCACCTTTCCATATCCGCCTTTGCTTGCTCTGGGGATGATGGTTTGAATTTCGCACTATTTTTACGAACTGAACCAACTGGTTTTCTCTTCCTTGGTCCAGATGCTGCTGCATCTGCAGCCATTGCCTGAAGTTCTGCATCAGTTCCAGTTCTTTTTTTATTACCAACTGTTTTAGTTACAGGGTCCCAATGTGCTTCTCCTACCATACTACCCTTTGGTCTATAAGAATTTGCAAGTTTTACCTGTGGAAGTTTTACTGCTGCTGCTTCTTTCTTTTGTAGTTCAACTGCTTTTGGTCCTAATTGTTGAGCTGCGTCAGGTGTTAATGCTCCAATACCTCTAGATGGTTTCCCTACTTCAAAACTCAAACCCTCTCTATAAAAATTAAGCATATTATTTCTACAGTTTTTATTTATTTATAAAAAAAAGAGGCATTACTGCCTCTGTTCTTATAATTTAAATCCAGTAAAACTATCGTTTTTCATATCTTGCTTAATTCCACCAACCAAATAACTCGAAATTTCAGTTTCCTGGGGTGCAACTTGAACTGATTTAGAATTAATCCAATGTTCACTCCAAGGAAGTGGATTGTTCTTTGATGCAATATCATATTCAGGTTTTAATCCAATTGCTTTCATTCTACGATTTGCAATCCACTCAACATAGTTTCCAAGTAATTTACCATTCAATCCAATCATAGAACCATCTTTAAACAAATATTCTGCCCATAGTTTTTCTTCATTTACACACTTTTTGAATGCTCCTCTTACCCATTCTTGTTCCTCTTTAGCAATCTTTTGCATCTCTGGATCATCTCCATCATTCCATTTGTTGAGGATGTTTTGAGTAATGACAAGATGCTGATTTTCATCTCTTGCGATAAGAGAGATAATTTTGGCAGATCCCTCCATGAGTTTAAGTTCCCCAAACGCAAAAGAACATGCAAACGAGACATAAAATCTAATCCCCTCTAAAATGTTTACATTAGCAACTGCACGATATAGTTTTCGTTTTAATTCAATTCTTGCATCAGTTCCATAAGGAACACCTTCATTTGCAAACTCCCAATCATTAGAAGTTCCATAGGAATGTGCAGAATTTATAAAGTCATCATAAGCACCAGTAACTGATGATGCCCTTTCTAATATCTTTTCATTATTTAGAATAGTATCAAAAACTTCTGCTGGATCTGGATAAACATTCTTAATAATATAAGTGTAAGACCTGGAATGTATCATCTCCATAAATCCCCATACAGTCATACATGCTTCGAGTTCGGGAAGAGAACAATAAGGTGTAAATGCCATTCCGGGACCACGACCTTGAACACTATCAAGCATAATTTGATACTTCAAATTTGAAGTAAAGATATGCTTTTGTTCTGGTCTTAGTGTTTGGTAATCTGCACGATCTTTTTGTAGAGAAATTTCTTCTGGTCTCCAAAAGAAACCAAGTTGTTGTTGAGTTAACTTATCAAAAATTGGATACTTATAGGAGTCATATCTTTGAATTCCAAGTGGTTTTCCAAAAAACATTGGTTGTTTCTTGGAATCAACGTCATTAGTATTAAAGACGGTCATTCCTTTTAGCATTGTAGGTTCCTGCGAGTGAACTCTAAATTTTACAACTTTCACAGTCATCTTCTCCTGAATTTAAAATTTCATTTACTAAATCATCAATAGTATTTACTCTTTCGTCTTTTGCATCATCCGTCTTTCCATCATAAGTATTTTGGTAATAACTTGTTTTCCAACCTAATTTATATGTGGTGAGAAAATCATTTGCCATTACACTTACAGGAACTTCATTGTCGGGATAATTCTCTGGATTATAAGACCAATTACCTGATATTGCCTGATCAAAAAACTTTTGCATTACTGCAACAATGTTAATATATCCACGATTGGATTTCATATCCCAAAGTAAAGTATAATTATTTTTGAGAGTTTGATACTGAGGTACAATCTGTTTTAGTGGTCCCTTTTTGGATTGTTTGATTGACAGATAACCACGAGGAGGTTCAATACCATTAGTTGCATTAGAGACGACAGAACTGCTCTCTGAGGGCATCTGTGCTGATAGTGTGGAATGTCTCAACCCATACTTCAAAATAGATGCTCGTAGTCCTTCCCAGTCGTGCTGAAAGGGAATATTAGAGATTTCATCTACATCTTTTTTATAAGTATCAATCGGAAGCATACCATCGGAATATTTGGTACGTGCAAATAATGCGCATTGCCCCCTTTCCTTAGCAAGTTGATTTGATGTTTTTAGTAAGTAATACTGAAACGATTCAGAAAGACCATGAACAGCATCCCAGGCACCCTGAGAATCATAAGCAAGTCCCAGTTTTGCGAGATAGTGTGCGAGTCCTATAAATCCCACACCAAGAGCCCTACGATTCTTTGTGAAGTTCTCTGCTGCCTTTACTGGGTAGTCTTGATAATCAATCAGTTCCTCAAGTGCTCTTACTGTAAGGTCACAAAGTTCCTCAAGTTCGTCATCTGATTTTATTTTACCAACATTTAATGCGCTTAAAATACAAGTAGCAATCTCTTGAGGTCCATCATCATCAATATGATGAATTGGTGTTGTGGGTAAAGAAATTTCGGCACAAAGATTGCTCATTGTAATCTGGTCCTTAAAAGAACTATGAGTATTACAGTGGTCTATATTCATAATATAGATACGACCGGTTTCTGCGCGTTCTTTGAGAAGGTTAAGAATAAGTTCCTGCGCCTTTATTGTTTTCTTTGGAACATTAGGGTTATTTTCATACCCAATGTAGAGAGAATCAAACTCAATTGTTCCGAAAGAATCATAAAGTCCAGGTACATCATGCGGGGAGAAAAGTGTAATCTCACGATCTTGAATAAATCTT